TTGATTCTATATTTGGTTTTTCTATAAAAATACTTTCTTGTGCTAAATAAGGAACTTCATACCATTTAGTATTACCACCATCGGATGTTACTGATGTAATTTGTATTATATTAGTGTCAGAAAGAGTTGCGGTAGGATAATCCGTATCGTTGGATACAAATGTAATGGTTGTTGAAACTTCTTGAGCCGATATCGCTTTTATTTTTTTACTAACCAAATATACCGAAGGAACTCCTGTTGCAAGTCTTTCGTATACTTCTATTTCCCTTCCGGTTGGTGATGAAAAATCAACAACATCAACTGTTCTAAATATTATAGATGAATTAGTAGTCGATTCAACCTCCATACCATCTTTAATTCTTAAATAAAAATTCTCATCAGGTCCATTATTAATTCCTGATAAATTGTTTGATGGAACCAATTGATATACCGTTAATTCTGTAACTGCTGGTGAAGTAACTTTTGGTTTATACCCCATTTGTTGTGCCAATGCCATAACATTCTTTCTTTCAGTTGCATGGGCTAACATGGATTCTTTTAGTTGTACATCCTGATAGAATGATAACATATCACCTATTGCAGCTGCCTGGTCAATGAATATACTACCCGGCGAAGCTTCTGAGAAGTCTGCATATTGATTTGGAAAATATGTTTTTGTAAAATCTATAAGATTTTGCTTTAATGTTGCAAAGTCTTTACCAACATATGATAATTCCTTACTTCCTATATTATTTAAAGGTTTAATGGCCATTTTAATTATTTACATTTATTTGAAGTGTATCTGATAAATTTGGGTTTGACGCCAACGAAAATTTTATATCCAAAAATATTTTATTATTGTCAATATCAATATCATCATAGTCAAATATTATTTCATTTATTGTTATATATGGCATCCAAATCGAAACTGCGTCTATTATTACATTTTCAATTTTATTTTCAATCAATTCTCCATCAATTTGTTCAAATATTAGTTTCCATATATCACATCCAAATTCTGGTTCCATAATTCTTTCACCTTTGTGAGTTAGAATTAAGTTTTTTAAAGAATCTTTGGCTTGATTTAATGTAGTATAGTTAACAGCAAAAATACCATTAGAATCCGATGTTCTATTTACACCAATTCCCAATACTTTATAATTATTTTGTGTTAAGTCGGTAACATTAACTTTACCAATTTCTATTGCCATTTATTAAAATCTTTTAACTAATTCTCTATAATCTCTCGTCAATGCTTTTATCGTAGCATCTTGTAATCCATCGCCGGTTGTTTCAAAATTTGAAACATTAGATGGTACATTTACTTCTCTAAAATCCATTGTTTCCCATTCATTTTCATCAACTCTCAATTCAGGTTTAATCATATCCAATACACTACCTACGGCTTGTGCACCCTCTTTCCTTTGTTCAGATGTAAATGGTTGAGTCATATTCAAAATCTCATTAATCATTGGGTCTTTTGAAAATTCCTTTGTAGGTCTTTGAGGTTGTTGAACGGTTTGTTGTTTTTTAACCGGTGTAGGAGTAACTTCTGTCATCTCTCTCAATGTTGGAGTAGATGGTTTCTTTTGTGAGTTCAATGTAACTGCACCAGATTTGATAAGTTTAACAAGTTCTTCTTTTACTTGTAACTTAACTTCGTTTTTAACAACTTCTTTAATTAAAGTTAGTAAAATTTCTGATTTCATAATAATTGTTTATATATGTTTAGTAATAAATATTTGATTTAATAATTTATCCAATAACTTTATATCCAGTCCAATTTAATATTGCAGGAGCCGGTGGAGCTGGTGGTGTATATTGTGCCAATACGGACATATTGCCCGATGTTCCCATCAAATGAAACTTAGCCAAATTTACAAATGGCCCTATGAATATATTTGTTGGATAGGAGAAAACATAAGTTGGTAATGTAAACCATATATTTGGTATGTTTGGTAATCTATCTAATATAATTTGTTCTGCCAAATCTCTCAATTCCTCCTCAGTTGGTATTTGTTCCTCTATTTGTTTTTTAATTTCTTTTATATTTGGAATTTTTGGAATAGAAATGTATAATGACAAATCTATAACAGGTATCAAACTCTCTGCAGTATCCTTAACATACTTTACAACCTCTTCCTTAGTCGGTAATGGTTTTGGTATGGTATTCTTTGCAAGTTCAATTGCATTAACTATTGGAACAACAAATGGTTGTAATATGATTTCTTCAATCGGTGGTATTATTTGTTTTTTTATTTCTTCAATTGCCTGTTCTATTAATTTTTCTTTAGCTTCTTCTATTAATTTCTTTTTATTTGGTAATTTTGGAAATGGAAACTTTATAGATTTTTTAATTTGACTACCAATTGCCGGTTTTTTCTTTTTGGCTTCTTTTAATTTTTTAATTATTTCAATTGCACTTTTAACTATTGGGTTGTTTTTGATATCTGGTGCAACTACTTCTTTGTTTATTATTTTCATTGCAGTTTCATATAGTGGAATCGTAATAGGTGGTAGTGGTGGAATACCTGGAATAGTAACTGATTGTTTTTTAAGTTCTTCTTCTAATATTTTTAATGCTTCTACTTCTGCTTTATTTTTTGCTGCCGAAATTGCAAGGGATGTTGGATTCGGCCCTAAGTTTTGAATTGTACCAGTTGCGGGTAATGTAGATGCCCAACCCAAAGGTTTTAGTATTGGATTTGGTATCGGTGCCATTTCACCACCCAACCAATATGCATCAAATGCTGCGGGGTAGATTTCCTCTAATATATTAAAATTCTCTCCATCACTTTCTTGTCCTTTTTTCATTGCATTTTTGATAACATCGGACATACCTTTTACATTACCATTAACAACAGGAACTCCGTATATATTATCACCACCTCTCTTTATACATTGGTCATACTCATTGGCATAGAAATCAGCAAATCCTTCCGTATCTGCGGCAAAACGGCCGGTAATCATTGATTCTAAAATATTCTTTTTAAATATTAACCAAGACATATTACTTACTTAAGAAATTATTAGATGATAACATATCCCTTAATTTGGACTTAATTACATCAAATTCAAATCTATTAGACGGGCCTTGGAATGTAGGGCCTACTGGTGTTGCGTATATTTGTCTGTTTATTGCATCTATCAATTCTCCCATTAGTTTTATTAATTCACCACCTAATACCATTTTTTGTACAGCCGCTCCTGCATCCCCCGCACCAGTATTCTTACCTAAAAATATCTTACCATTTTCCGAATTAAGGAATATTTGATTAGCTCCTTCGGAATGTATTGTTATATTTTGTTTATTGTGTATATAAACTTCTCTTTCTGCATCTATTGAATAATTACCATCGGTTATTACACCGGTATTTCCTTTTCCAAATATAATAAACTCAGATGCCTTTGCTGACAATACGATTCTATCCGAATTTACAAACAATTGATTACCTGTTAGTTTTTCGGAATTAGGATATTCTTTAAAACCTACTTTTGTTTTACTTATATTTTCTTTAAATGGTACTTTTATTTTATTTGATGTAATGTAAATTGATGTACCATCTTTATTTATGTCCTCATCAACCAATTCACCAATTTTTTTAGAATCCAAATCCGAACTTTGTTTATTACGAATGAATATACCAGGAGACGATGTTTTACCATCTTCCGTCAAATGTAATTCACTAAAACGAATTGTATTACCAACTCTACCACTTATAATTGTATCACCTTGTTTTGGATTTAAAAATTTAATTTTTTCGTTTATTTCATAACCAATATCATTTTTTTTGGTTTTGCCAGAATTAGTTGTACCACCTGTTTTTGAAGTATTGGATAAAGATTGGCCTGATTTTGAATCTCCCTGTGTATCAACCGGTCTAGTTGCTGTGTAAGTTACTTCATCTCTTCTATAATTTGAATATGGTGTATTCGTATATGGTAACCAAAATGTCTGATTAAACATTTTAAATATAACAACCGTTTCACCCTTTATTGGAAATGTAAAATTGTTTTTGTCAAATGGAAATGCATAATCGTCAGTTTCAAATGTATCTTCAAATTCATAAGTTATTGCACCATACATTCTGGTATCCAAATCGGAAAAATCTTTATTATCATTGTGTATAGAAACTACATCTTCTTTATCTTTTGTAAAAAATTTAGAATTTGTAGGATAAACATTATTGACAATAGCTAAAAATGAATTTACTTCGGTCATTACAATTTAGTTTTAATTTCTTCTATTTCTATTTGAATATCTGTCATTTGTTCTTTAGCTTTTTCTTCAACTGCGTTTATAGTATCTTCCATATCTGCCAGTAATTGAGCTTTCTCATTTTCACTTAACCAACCATCTTCACCAATACCCTTTGCTTCCGCAGCTGCCAATCTTTGTGCAATTGTTGCAAGTTTAATTAAGTGGTCATCGTTCTTAACCGATACTTCAATCAAATCTTTTATAATAGGTGCAATAACAGTTGCTTCTCCCACATTACGAATAAGTTTTCTTAGTGATTCAATCAACTCAGAAATGTTTTTCTTTTTGTTTTGTTGATTTTCGTATATATCTTTAAACAATGATGATAAGTTTTTACCATCAAATAATTGAAATTCTGTTGCCATTTTATATGTTTATGTACTAATAATTATTTACTTATTAAAAACTTACCCAAAACTAAATAATCCATATCACAATTATGAAATGTCCAAATTGCTTTTTGTGGGTCATTTGTCATTGTGTGGTCTTTTAAGTTAAATGATGTATTCAATAGAATAGGTGTTCCTGTTAGTTTTTCGAACTCCTTTAATAAGTCATAGTAAAGTGGGTTATCTTCCCTTTTAAGTGTCTGTATCCTTGCAGAATTGTCAACATGGGTTACTGACGGAATGTTTACATCCTTTTTAACTTTGACAACCTGATTCATATATGGAACATCTTCTTCCGATAGAAAATACTTTTGATAATCTTCAATTGTAACCGATGGAGCAAATGGTCTAAACATTTCTCTTTTTTTGACAACCTTATTAATTCTATCTCTAACATCTTTCAAATGCGGATTAGCTAATATAGAACGATTACCTAACGCTCTTGCACCAAATTCAGTTCTACCTTGAAACCAACCTACTATATTACCTTCTTCAATTAGTTTTGCAACCTCTTTACATAATGTCTGATGGGTATCATGCATTACAACTTTACTTCTATTGTTTTGTAATATAATTTTAAGTAATTCAGGACTACTCCACTCCTCACCCAAATACGGAGACTTATTATCACCACCCTTTACTTTAGGATTACCAAATGTTTGATGATAGTGATATAAACATGCACCGATTGCAGAACCTGAATCTGATGGTGCGAATGGAATCCAAACATTTTTAATATTTGTATGTTTTTTAATTTTACCATTAGCAGTTCCGTTATATGCACATCCACCACCCAATACTAAATTTTCACATTCCCAAATATTAGTAATTCTATTGATAATAAAATATAATGCACTTTCATACCACTTTTGTAATGAGGCAGCTAGGTCTTTATGACATTGTTCAATTGGTTCATCTTTAAATCTTGGTGGAAATCCAATTAAATCAATAAGTTTTTCATTAAACATATCATTATCCGATGCATGCCATGTAAAGTAAGACATATCCATCTTTACAATATCGATTTCACCACCAGTAGTAATAACTTTATCAAATATGTTATTATATTTTTCATTATCACCATATGGGGCCAATCCCATCACTTTATACTCACCTTCGTTTGGTTTAAATCCTAAATACGCCGTAAATGCCGAATAAATCAACCCCAAAGAATGTGGAAATTGTAATGTTTGTATTTTATGAAACCCCCTACTATCACACATTGTGGCATATACCGAATGTCTTTCACCAACCCCGTCAATTGACAAACCTATTGTTGTATCAAATGGTGATGTATAATATGAAAGTGCTAAATGTGATAAATGATGTTGTGTATAGGTAATGATTCCTTCATATCCAATGGATTTCAATATTTTTTTTAAATTACCTTCGGTTTCATTCCATCTTTTATTAAACTTTCTCCACTTCATTGGGTATCTTAAACCACCCCACTTTCCTATTGTTTCTCTAACTCTTTCATACTTATCATTTGGGTTTTCATACCAACAAACCATATCAATTTCATCAATTGTTATTTTTGTATATTCTAAACACCATTGAATTGCTTTAAACGGAAAAGAACTATCGTGTTTAATTCCTGATAGTTTCTCCTCTTCAATTGCACATATAACTTTACCATCTACTAATAGTGCTGCGGCCGAATCGTGATAAAATGCAGATAAACCTAATTGTATCATACTTAAATTTTTATATCACCATATTTATCAAATTCATTATATAATTCCATTTGTCTTTCTTTCATTTTGTTGACAACTTTGGTTATATAATGAGTAGGGTGACCTGTCATTTCTCTAATAAGTAAATATAATGATTTTTTATTAAAGTTTTCTATATAATTTGCTCTTCTAAATAATTCTAATACCGAGTCTGCTATTTGCATATCTCTTTTCTTTGGAAAGTAATTTTCTAAATGTTTATCCCAATATTGTAACATTCTAATATTAAATGTTCTATGTTCATCGTTTCTTTCTTCTTCTCTAAAATTATTTTCAGTATCAAATGATTCAGGTAGGCCTGACATTACATCCGTATCTTTATATCGTTTGTAATTGGCATTATTATTTAAAATAAGATAGTTTCTTGCAACAATGGTAAAATATGAAAAGGATTTTCCCTTTCCTGATTTATACATGTGTATTTTTTCAATAATAAATGCAACAACTCCCGACATTACATCTTTTGGGTCATCATCAAAATAAGTAAATTTCCATTTATTATAAACTATCTCTGCAAGTTTGTCAAACGCAGATGCAATTCTTTCTCTATACAATTTATCTTTAATATACTGGTCATCGGTTAGATTATATTCGATTATAGCATCTTCCGTATCTTTTGTAAAGTATTGACGATTGGGGCCTCTTTTTTTTCTAATTGGCATTTTGTTTTGTTTTGAATTTTTCGATAGTTTCTTTTATTTGATAAAATATAGAACCTACTTCATCGTCCTTCTCAAACATTTCACGACTATCTATCAATCGTAATGCCTCCAGTAATGCTTCGTTTCTTTCCAATTCCGTTTGTAAAAAAATATCATTTTCTTCAATGATATCTTCGTATTTTTCTAATTTATTTAAAAGATTATAAATTGCAAATGACAATGCAACTACTAATACTGATAATATTGATATTATTGTGTATAACATAATTAAACGATTTCGTATCCTTGTAAAAAATATTTGTTTGCATTTTTGAATTTAATTTCAACCATTTCACCTTCTTTGGATTTCATTACAATTTTATCGTTTCTACCATATGTTTGTCTTTTAACAACTTGTGTATTATAAACTCTATCTTTAATTGTAAATCCATCTAAATGGTCTATCTCATGCTGAACAATTACGGTCATCATAGTTTCTTTTGAAATTGATTCATTTTGTTTATCTCCATCAGGATTAATTTCAAATGTTAACTCACCTAAGTTATCGGTATCTACAACAATTTTACAAGCTCTAATAGTTCTAACAGGTTTTTCAACAGTTGATGGGATTGATAAACATCCTTCAAAGAATAAAAAACCTTCTTTTGATTTTTCTTTAATTATTGGATTTACTAAAAATAATTCTTCGTCACCAAACTGAATTAAACAAACTCTTTTCTTAATTCCAATTTGTGTTGCAGAAATTCCTAGTCCTGGATGTTTTACCAAAGCTTCACTTAATTGTAATCGTAATCCATCAGATTCTTGTTGTGTTATTTCTGATTTTAATACAGGAGTTTTAAGATACTCCGTAAACTCTTTTGTTATTAGTCCGTTAGAACCTTTGTCAATTATTAATTTCATATTTTTATATTAATGTTTTACTTTGTTTTTTAGAATAATCAATCTTTTTCCAATGTAGAAAAAATTGTAACACTCTTTCATTTTCATTACAAATAAGTTTATTTATCCAATGTATTATTTTATCAGAATCCGTTAATATGATACAATCACCAACATTTGTATTAAAATTTACATTTTTATTATCAATTTCAGCCCATAATGGCCATTGCTTATTTATTGTAGATTCTAAACATATAGACATGGTTATGTTGATATCGGTTCTATCCAAATGTTTTACTAAAAATGAATCATTTTTGTATTCTCTCACATATACATTTGTATTTGTTAGGTCAGTAATATTTAATGTTTCTAAAACTTTTGGTTTTAATTTATCCAAATAAACATTAAATTTATTTGATGGTCTGAATCCAAATGTGTTCGGTGTAGCTCTAATATCATCAACATTTTTTGTATTAGATTTTTCTAAATCAAATTGGGTTGCTAAAAATTTACATTCTTCTTCTGAAAGAATATTAGGTATCAAATATATCATTATTTATTTTTTAATCCGTATTTAATCCACTTATACCAAATTCTTTCGTGAATATAGTATTGAATGGGTTTATAAATCAATTCTGCTACTCCAAATGCTGCTCCAACTTTAATTGAACCACTTATCAACCACATTAATAAGAAACCAATTAAGGTGCTTAAAATACGATATGATATAGTTTTAGCAATGTGTCTTTTACGCTCTACTATCATCTTCGGTATCTATATTATAAACAATTACATCACCATTTGAATCGATGTATTTTTTTCTAATGGCGGTTCCACTAATTTGTTCAATTTCTTTTGGTGGTTCGTGATATATTACATCATAACCCACACCTCTACCATAGTTTACACTTTCAACGTCTGGAATAATTGATAACAATATTTTATCCCAATTGTTTGTAAAAAAGGGTTCTTTTTGTAATTCTTGTAATACTTCTTGTGCAGATTTTGGATTATTTTCATCCTTTTGTACATCTCTAATTGCAACCCAACAATTCTTTCCGTTTTTTAATTGTTGATTGATTAGCCATTCATGTCCTTTATGCCAAGTTTGCCATCTTCCGATGAATAATGCGTATTTTTTCATAAATTATTAATTTTGATATTTCTAATATACAAAAATAATTTATAATTACCAAATATTTAATTTAATTTTTAATTTTGGTATGAACTTTTCAGCAAAAATAGCGTGGCCTTTTAATGAATAGTGTGAATCGTTACAAATTCCTTCTGATTTAAATGTTGATATTTCTTTCGAAAATTCTGGTTCTCTCCACGCCCATATTCCTATTTTTTTGGCCAATTCACTTCTTTTTGGAAATTTTACAAATTCAGTTGTCCAATTACTTCTATTATTTAATGTATTTATAATAATAGATTCATCTTTTTCATATGGATATATATTTGATATCTTTGACTCAAATTCTTGCTCTTCTATATTTTCAAATGGTAAAAAAGTTATACCTTTTGATTCTAAAAATCCCTTATATTCGTATAAATACATTAAATATTTTGCAACATAATAATCAAAATCATAATGATTTATTATAAACTCATGTCCTAATTTTTCCTCTCTCATTGAAGAATTGTAAAAATTAAATCCATTATTAGTTTGTGGATTTTTTAATAAATCAATTCTACTAAGTGCGGGTATTTGGTAAATAAATAAACATTTTGCAAAATCAATTTTATCTTCGTTTTCTATGATAAAAGATGATACTTTTCTTAGTTGTGCCTCTATTCCTGTTCCCGGTAAGGATAAATTGTGAATATTTTTAAATCCCAAAGTTTTACCTATCAAATGTGGGTGTGCTTTTTGAATTGTAGCTTCTTGTGCATCTTTAACCGTATGTATGTTTGGAAATTCATCCGCATATGATGGAGTTATCCACTTTACTGGTTCAGTATTTAAATCTATATCTTTAGAATATTGTTCGTGATAAAATCCTGTTGGGTATGAGTGTGAACATCCTGACCATATTAATGTTTCATATTTCATTTAACAAATATTAATAAGTTTTAATATTTTCATTTTCACTTCTTAGTCTAGATAACTCTCTAACATTACCACCCTTAGTTGATAACCAATAATTAACTGCCTTTGGGTTATTTATCCATAAATTTCTTTTATTCCAAGGAAATTCTGGATGCATATACTCTTCCCATTTTAAATCTGGAAGTGTTTCTTCTACATTTTCAGAAATAGGTGGAACATCAACCACAACATCAATAGATTCAACATTTGTTTCTTCATTTTTTGTGTTAGTCTCATTTTCTTTGTTTTCGTTAATAATATCATCTCCGTAAACCTTATAATCTTTGTAATTTTCTTGCATCAAATCATCTAAATCATATAATCCTAATTTTTGGTTATTTTCTACCATTTCACCTAAAAGTCTTTCTTGTTTTTTGTTTTTATTTTCAATTAAA